GTAACAGGTGATGCTACAGGTGGAGGTATGTCTCCTGCAAAACCTGCTGCGTCAGTTGTGTAAGGTATAGCTGCACCTGCTTGTGGAACTGCATCCATTCCTTGTATAAAGCTTGGTGGTGCAGGTACGTCTGCTCCAAATCTATCAGGTCTTGGTGGTGTAGCAGGTGTTAATTTACCGTACTGTGAAGCTACAAGATCAAATCTAGTTGCATGTCTTCTAGCTCTATTTGTAGTCTGTGTTGCATATAAAGTTGGACCTATTGATTCTGCACCTGAATCAGTAGAAAAAGCAAATTTATCTCCTACTTTATAATTACCTAAGACTTGTTTTGCAGCTTCCGTAAAGTTTCCTTCTTTAATTGCTCTATCTAATTGAGTAAAAGTTTCAAATCTATTACCCAATTGAAAACGCATATTTATCAATGTAGCTCTTGCTAAAGGTGGCATAAGATCAGCATTATATTTATTGTCAATGTAATTTGTAGCCTCATTTAAACTTTTTACAAATTCATCTTTAACAAATTCTTCAGTGTAATCTTTTTGTATAGCCTCTTCAGATACTGTCTGATTACCCTTTTTGTCTATTGTCCCTAATAATATCCCAGGACCAACAGTCCAATAACCCTCTGAGTCTTTATAAGCTTTAAAAATAGTTTCACCTTCTGCATTTGTTCTAAGAGCAGAGTCTCCATCAAAAGCCTCCCTACGTGCTATGCTACCACTATTTTTTATATCATCTAAACTAGTAACACTAGCTTCGTCTAAAAGAATACTTAAAGTAGGATCAGTAATATTAACTGGTCCTGCAGCCATAGGAGTGACATCACTTACCACATCTGTTCTACTAGCAAACTTTTGTCCAACAGTGTCATCACTTTTGTCTCTATTGACTCCTGCCATTATAGCACTCATAGTAGGATTTTCTTCAGTCATTACATTTGCTTGTGGCATTTGTGCAGCCGTTATAGGTTTAAAGTCAGGATTAGGAGACATGTTTTGATCTGGTTCACCTTTGAACAAATCACCTATAGATTCTAG